GGCATCCTCACGATCGCCAAGACCGTCCCTGGGCAATACGCCCTCCTCCTCTTCCTCGACGGCTATCCCTACGTCGAACTCACGGCCCGAAAGCACGCCGACTTCCTCACAGAGGTCAACGCCTGGAAGCGCAAGACCTTCCCGTCCCTCGCCCGGTCAGACGTCCGCTTCTTCACGCTTGCTCCGTCGGGCGAAATAAAGGAACTTTCCTTCAACCGATGACCAACCGCGACAACATCCAGCGCCTCGTCGAGCAGATCACCGGCGACCTCGCCGTCGTCAAGTCCACCGCCGCCCTCGTCGAGAAGCACGTCGAGGACATCAGCATCCTCAACGACCTCGCGGCATCCGCCATCGCCGAACTTTCCGTATTTACGGATACCGTGCACACCGCCGACGAAGCCGCCCAGGTCAAGCCCCTGCATGACCGCGTCCACGTCGTCGTCGTCCAGCTGCGCGTCCTGCGCAACACCCTCGAGCAGATGGAGAACTCCGCAGAGGCCGCCCTGAACGGCGTCCGCCGCATCTCCGCCAGCGTCGAAGAGTCCGCCCCGGACGACGACGCCCTCTGACCTTTCCCACCAAAACCCAAACCCACCATGCCACAGATCCACGACCGAAACGAGTACCGCGCCTTCCCGGCGCTCAACCAGTCCGCCGCCAAGAAGCTGCTCGTCAGCCCGGCGCACTACCAGACCTACGTCAACACGCCCCAGGAGGAGACGAAGGCGCTGCGCTTCGGGACTTTCGTCCACGCCGCGATCCTCGAACCGCACACCCTCAACGACCTTTACGCGACCGCCCCGGACGTGGACAAGCGCACGAAGGAGGGCAAGGCCGCTTGGGCCGAGTTCGCCACAGCCAACGCCGGCAAGACCATTCTCGACGCGGAAGAGTCCGCCCTCGGCCACCTCGTCGCCTCTCACGCGAAGATGGCCCTCAAGCGACATAAGGTCGAGTTCGGCCTGACCGAGGCCATGTATCACGTCGAATATAACGGCATCCCGCTCAAGGCCGCCATCGACGGCGTCTGCGGCGACTACCTCTGGGACATCAAGACGACCGACGACGCTTCCGCTGCCGGCATGCTCAAGAGCATCCGCTCGTACCGCTACAATCTCCAGGCCTACTGGTACCGCCTCGTTTACGAATTGGCCACCGGCCACCGCCCCCTCGGCTTCCGTTTCCTCTTCGTCGAGAAGGAACCTCCCTTCGCCACGGCCGTCTGCGAGGTCGGCCCTGAGCTCATGTCCTGGGCGATCGCGGACTTCGAGAAGGCGCTGACCCTCTACCGCGACTGCACCGCCTCCGGCGTCTGGCCGGCCTACCCCGACGACATTCAGGTCATCGACGTAAAGACGACCTCCGCCGCCACCCCGATCACCTTCGCCTAACATGTATCGCATAACCTCAACCGATGTTAAGATTGGCTTCGGCGCTGCTATCGCTTGTGTCGTCGGCGTTCTCCTTCTGGTCTCCTGCAATTCCTGCCGGCAGGACATCAAGACGCTGAAGAGCCGAACCTCCGGCCTCAACCGAACCGTGACCCTGTTCGATGCCAGCGGGAAGGTCATCAGGACTTGGAACATCACCAGCACCTACAGGACAGCCGGCACGGGCATCGACTTCATCGACGAGCACGAAAAGTTCGTAGCCATCAACGGCACGTTCATCGTCGAAGAAAAATAATCTCCCACCAACATGGAAAACCAAAACGACCGCCCGCCGCTCACGTCCATCTCGACCAACGGCACCTACCGCCTCAAGCTCATCCGCCCCAAGGGCACCGATAAGGTGCGCGTCTGGGACGACGGCACGGCCTCCTGCCGCCTGTTCTTCGTCGACGACAAGGGCTTCTGCCTGACCAAGTCCTTCTCGACCAAGTACGCGAAGGCGCTGGCCATGCTCGTCGGCAAGTTCTCCGGCAAGTTCACCAACGAGATCCGCCTGGACGCCACGCCGGCGGAGTTCCTGGAGTACATCGCCCCGGCCTGCGGCCAGACCATCCTCGTCGGCGTCGAGGTCGAGCCCAACGGCGAGTACAACGGCAAGCCGCAGTACAAGTACAAGCTGACCTACCCTAAGGGCTCGCAGAAGCCCTCCGTCCCCGACCTCCCCGCCCCTGAGGACGTGCCCTACTGATGAGCACCCCGCCCATGGCAGCCCCGACCCTCGTCCTGATCGCCGGCTTCGCCAGGGCGGGCAAGGACACGCTCGCGAGCGGCCTGCTCGAGTGGTCGACCCGCCCCGCCGAGCACATCAACTTCGCCGACGCGCTGAAGGAAGCGGGAAACCATTTCCTAGACTACCTGCAGCTCGACGGCGACTTCTTCAACGAGCCCTTCAAGGTCGAGCACCGCAAGTTCCTCGTCGACGCGGGAACCTTCGCCCGGTCAATCGACCGCGACATCTTCGCCCGCCACCTGGCTAACTGGGCCCCCGTCATGAAGCACGCCGATCAGCCTGCCCCCGAGACGGTCGTGACCTCGGATTGGCGCTACTCGAACGAGCTGCGCGTCTGCCAGGACGTGCTCTGGGAGAAGGGCTGGAAGGTTCGCACCATCTACGTCGCCACCGCCGGCGTCGGCCCCGCCAACGACGAAGAGCTCGACAGCATCGCCGAGATCAGGGCGAACCACTCCTTCGACCAGGAGTACATCTTCCGCCCTAACAGCCGTCAGCAGATCATGACCGAAGGGAGGGCCTTGGCGAAAGCATGGAAACTTTGACCCCTGAGACCATCGCCTGGGCGCGGCGCATCGGCCTCTCACCCGAGCGCGTCGCCTTCCTCGCGGCCTGCCCCAAGTTCACCCGGAGCGGCGACCACATGTCCCACAAGACCCCGACGAAGGACAACCCGAACCGCTACATCATGCGGTCTGGCATGAAGTACTACTTCCGCAACCACTCCCTCATCGGAAGCAACTCCGTCCTCCCCCTCGGCCCGGACATCGAGGCCGCCCGTAAGCGCCGCGACGAACTGGTCGCCGAGCTGAGGGCAAAGAAACTCAAGGCCATCTCATGAGCAACATCATCCGCTGGGTCGCCGCCGGCGACAATCACGGGCACCTCGCCGATCAGGAGACCGTCGAAGCGCTGGGCACGTTTATCGGCCGATGGAAGCCGACCCTACGCATCCACCTCGGCGACTGCTTCGACTTCGGGGCATGGCGCCGCGGGGCCACCCCTGACGAGCAGGAAGAAGGCATCGACGACGACCTGAAGCACGGCAATCATTTCATCCGCAAGGTGCTCAAGCCTACCGTCTTCCTACAGGGCAACCACGACATCCGCGCCGAGGAGATGATGCACTCCCGTAACGGAGACCGGGCAGACAACGCCCGCCGCGCCGTCCAGTCCTACACAGACTCGCTCCAGGCCATCGGCTGCCGCGAGATCCACCGCTACAGCGTGAAGGGCAAGACCGACGCCGACGTCAACCGCTTCCGCGTCGGCAAGCTGACCGGCTGCCACGGGTTCAAGGCCGGCGTGGCCGCGACCCGTGAGACCGCCCGCACCCTCGGCCGGCCCGGCGACGTGGTCATCCACGGGCACACGCACGACTTCGCCCTCTGCACGATCGAGCACCTGGAGGCCAGCATCGTCGGCGTATCCGGCATGTGCTGCATGGACATCAGCAAGGCCGACTACGCCCTGCGCCGCCTAGCCACGACGAAGTGGGTCAACGGCTGGCTCCATGGGGTCATCGACGAGAAGACCGGCGACTGCAAGGTCTGGACGGCCCACCGCTTCCAGGGCAAGTTCATCTGCTCGACCGCCTACGACCTGATCTGATGCGCGTCACAGAGTTCCTCAACGCCGTCGCCGACGAGGCCCGCAAGGCCAGGCCGGGAACCCGCACCCTTCGCGACGGCTGGATGCTCACCAAGGACATCGTCCCGCTGATGGGCGTCTCGACCATGTCCGGCGTCCGCCTGCCCCTGCAGCGCATGATCTCGGCCGGCTACGTCGAGCGCATCGAACTCACGCCAGTCCGCTACGCCTTCCGCCTCTCCCCTAGGTTCAAGTCCTGGCAAGAGGCCTCGCGCAAGGCCTGCGAACTTTTCAAGGCCGTCGTGCCCGTCGAGTGGGTGCCCCTCTCGAAGTACGCCCGCGAGAAGCGGCGCACCGTACGAGGCATCCAGTATCGCATCGACGACGCGAAACTGCCATGTAAGGTCTTCCGCGTCCCGAGACCCGTGAAACATTACCGCAAGGCCGACCTCGACCGCCTCCTTCGCAAAGCATCTTGACCTAGGGCCTCCACGCCCCCAAACCCGAAAACCTCTCTTCTCATGATCCCGCCAAACAACGTGGCCGCGGAGCGACTCCTCATCGGCGTCGTCCTTCGTGACGCCTCTCCCTTCCCGCCCTCCCTCAAGGCCTCCGACTTCTTCGACCCCACTCATCAGGACATCGTCGCCGCGATCCTGTCCCTGCAGGTCGACGGCATCGCCGCCGACGAGCTGACCGTCTCGAACAAGCTGCGCGAAGTCGGTTCGCCCGTCGAGGCCGGAACCGTATCCCTCATCTCGTCCGACGCCGGCACCCAGTCCCTCCGCCAGGAGCACGTCGACCTCATCGAGAAGGCCGCCATCCTAAGACAGGCCTCGGCCATCGTCGCGAAGGCCACCGACCCCGACGCCCTCCTCGAGCACTATGCCCGGCTCGCCGAACAGCGCAAGGCCGCCAAGAAAGAGAAAGACCTCGGTGAATGGTTCGACCTCGACGCGCTCGACGCCTTCCGCCCTGAAGACGACCCCACCGTGCTCGTCGGCAAGGCCCGCCGCTGGCTCTGCGAATCCTACGCTGTTTCCATCGTCGGCTTCTCCGGCACCGGCAAGTCATCCCTCATGATGCAGATCGCTACCTCCTGGGCGCTCGGGCAGTCCGCCTTCGGCCTCGAGCCCGTGCGTCCCCTCCGCACGCTCATCCTGCAGGCCGAGAACGACGGCGGCGACATCGCCGAAGCATGGCAGGGCTCGACCATCAAGATGACGGCCACCGAGAAGGCACGCCTCAAAGAAAACCTCGCCATCGTCCGCGACTCGAAACACATCGGCGCCGCCTTCCCTCCGTTCCTCGAGGCCCTCATCGAGCGGCATCGGGCAGAGGTCGTCTGGATTGACCCTCTCCTCGCCTACGCCGGCTTCGACATCGCCGACCAGTCCCTTACGACCGATTGGCTGCGCACGCAGGTCGACCCCGTCCTGAAGCGCACGAAGGCCGCCATGATCTACATGCACCATACCACCAAGCCGAAGTCGGCCGACGACCTGGATAACATGACCCCCTCGCAGCTCGCGTATCTCGGTGCTGGTTCGGCAGAGTGGGTCAACTACAGCCGCGACGCCGGGTTTTTGTATCGAACCAAGGGCGAACCCGCCCGGTACAAGTTCGGCTTCTCCAAGCGCGCCTCCCGATCTGGCCTCCGCGATATCTCAGACCAGCGCGCCAAGGCCGGCTTCATCTACCTCCAACACTCCCAGGAAGAGGGCGTCCTGCGTTGGGAGTACGCCCCCACCCTCGAGACGGAGTCCAGCCCCGCCACCAAGAAGGCCTATTCCAGCCCCGCCAAGGGGTCGCCACGGCCTTTTGACCACATGTAAGGGGTAGGACAGCCACCCACCCCATAAGCCCCCCTCCAGCACCCCCCTCCGATGACCCCCCTCTTCGGCCTAATCCTGACCTCGTCGCCACGGTATGCACTTCCGTCTCCCCAAGGGGAGGTATTTATTTACGCCTACCCCTTTGGCTGGCGCCACGGGGCGAAATAAATAGTTCAGTCCGCACCTTCCCGAGATGTCCCCGCGTCGCAAGAAGACCTCACGCTCCGCAACCCCCGCCCAGCGTGCCTACCTCGCCAAACGCCGCGACCTCACGAACCGCCGCCGATGGCTCTGGAAGAACAAGCCCACCCTCATGGAGGCCGGCAGGGCCAAGGCCACCCGTCAGGCCGCCATCAACAAGAACGAGATCGCCATGCGCATCCGCTCCCGCGTCTCGACCTGGCCTGACCTCATGACACCGGCGCAGCTCGACGAGCACATGCTGACCCTACCCTACGTCCGCAAGGGCAAGCGACGTCGCATGTCCAGGCCTTCCCTCGTCCGCCGGCTACGCTCACTCGGCCTGATCTCCTACCTGCCCGCGTCGAACACCTGGCGCAACCTTTGCAATTTGCCTTCGGAAACATCCTTGCCACCTTCACCCTCGGATGAGCAAAGCACGCCTGAACGACCTGACCGCCCCTGCGGCGGAGGCGCGGAGCTTTGACCGATGGTTCTACTCCCAGTCCAAACGA